CGCATATTCGAAGACAGTCAGCGCACGATGCGCGAGAATAACTCACTCAAGCAGCGTGTAACTGGTCTAGAGAACGCATTGCGTCAGTCTAATGAGACAATTCAAGAAGCAGCACGTCTCGGTGTGCAGCCGCAGGACCAATTAATCGCAATTCGCGTGATGAGCGACTTTATGCGTGATCCTGTACGCACACTTGAGGCGTTAGTTGAAGAAGTTAAGAGTAAGGGCTACCAAATTCCGTTTTTGGCGCAAGGTGTGTCGCCTGGAATGGATATGGCTGCGTTCAGTCGCATGATTGACGCTAAATTGCAGCCATTTGTGCAAGAGAGGACGCAGAACCGCCAACAAGCCGAGGCACAGCAGAAGGCACGCGCCGATCTCGATGCGTTCTTGGAGGAAAACCAAGAAGCCAACTCAAACCTTGACGTTTTGTCAGAAATGTTGCAGGCTCAACCCGGTCTCTCCCTTCAAAGTGCCTACACCAAGATGATCCGGTGGTCGCACGAGAATGGACTGGATTGGACGCAACCACTGAAGCAGCAAATTGCTGCAATGCGCCAACAGCAGACTAATCCTCAGCCTCAGACTGATACGCGCCCACTACCAGGAAGACGTAGTGCGAATAGCCAAGGCACATTGCGCATGAATGGCGCAGGTGCAGGACAACAGTTCAATGAGAATGCATCGTGGGCGGATATAATCCGTAGTGCGATGGAAGAAAGTGGTACTCGTATCAACTGATGAGGTAGAAGGATGCCTGTTGGAACAATTGTCCCCGCTGTTGCAGACGTTCTGCACAGCACGCTTACCAAGTCCAGGCGTAAGCTGGTCATGGCAAGCATCAAGTCGAATGCGTTGATGGCATGGGTCTTTGCGAATGACCGTGTTGAATACGAAGATGGTGGTTACAACATCACCAATCCTCTCACCGTGGGTCGCAATCCCAACATCACGTCCTACAACTATTATACTCCGCTGCCTGTTAACCAGACAGACGAATTCGACACAGTGGAGTACGGTTATAGCCGCGTGGCCGGAACCGTAATCATCAGCGATCAGGAGCAGGACGAGAATAACGGTGCTGCTGCTATCTTCAAGCTGATGAAAGAGAAGATGAATGTCCTTGAAGAGAGTATTAAGGATAAGTTCTCTCAGTATCTCTACGCTGTTGGTGGTGGTACTGATCCGCTTGGTTTGGGCAGTGTTATTCCCACCAATCCCACAACAGGAACTCTTGGTGGTATCAATCGTGCAACTCAGCCTCAGTGGCGCACTTCTGCTTACGTGTTTGCTGGAGGCATGGATAGCACAAACATCGAAGAAGTGTTCGACGATATCCTGATGGATCTTACGCTGAAAGGCGACCGTCCGACTGTCATTCTCACTGGTCGTAATATCTATCGCATGTATCGTCAGGCAGTGCGAGACAAGCTCACTATTCCGCTGTCTGAAGGTAAAGCAAGTAAGCGGATGTTCGATCTTGGCTTCGAAGGCTGTCTCCACAACGGCATACCACTGATGTATGACGAGGATTGTCCAGTATCTTCTGCATACTTCATCAACGACACCTATCTCCGCCTCCACATGCTGCGTGGCGTGAATATGAAGGTGAAAGAGTTGGTGGCTCCGTGGAACGTGGATGCGGTTGGCAGCCGCGTAGTGTGGCAGGGTCAGTGGTGTTTGTGGAGGGCATTCCGTACACATGCTGTACTCACGAACTAAGAAAGATGATCCGAAGCCGATACCGCATCCGGGATCGGTTACGACAACTGCAACATATCCGACACAGCCCGCGTTCGATCCGCGCGTGTCGTTAGTATAGGAGATACATATGAGTGATACAGACATCCAGCCGGAAGAGCCAGTACCAGAGAAGCCTGCTGATGATACTCCTCCGCTGCCTGCAAACGTGACACACGTTGCTAAGACACAAGAGGAAGAGGAAGCCGAGGCTAAGGCGGCCGAAGCCGAAGCTGAAGCTGATAGTGCAGCAGAGCCGGAGGAGCCTGAAGTATGAGTGGCAGTCTCGACTTCAAACCAGCGTTCCAAGTCGAGAAGGTTACTGGCGACTTCACTCGCGTAGTGATGCACATTGAAGAGGATGTGCGTCATGTTGGTCCACTGAAGGATAAGGCAATCATTGCTCGTAAGTTGGTGCCGAAAGTAGAGCACTTCAACGAAGGGTATATGATCTACTTCCCACAGGGTCACAGCATGTTCGTAGCAGCCGATGACGAGGATCAGTTGCGGCGCATTGGTGTGCTGGAATCTCCTAGCATGGTTGATATGAACAGCGGTGAAGTACTACCAGCTAACTACGCGCTCTCACCGAAGGAAATCGTTGAGCGTAAGCAGTTCAATCGTCCACGTCCTGCTACTCGTGGTGGATTGTCTGCTATCGAGCAAGGAGAGATCGAATAAATGCCTAATGTCATCACTGCTCCGACGAACTTCCAGCGTCGGATCAACAACTACGTCCCCGCTATGATGTACAGTGCGGACGTAAACTGGAACGGCAATACGCGTGTCAGCTTCGGTGCGCCTGCTGCTGCATCTGCAACTGGTGTGCTCAGTGCACAGTCGATTGCAACTGTTGCAACCATCGACATCAGTGGTGTCACTATCGCTGAGCCGTATGGTCGGCAGTTGCAAATCGTAGCAAGCGGTGCGTCTACTGCTACGTCGTCTGTGCTTGGTTGGGATTACCTCGGACAGCCAGTACGTGAAGATTTCACGAACAACGGTGCTACACCTGTTCAGGGTAAGAAAGCATTCAAGACACTCGACAAGTTCGTTATCAGTGGCACGACTGCTGCAACTACGATTAACCTTGGCACAGGTACAGGACTTGGCGTACCTTACAAGGCATTGCGTTGTCAGTGGGAAATCGGTAACGGTGCGTTTGCTGCTGCGGGCACGTTGACCAATGCTATTCTGACTGATCCGCAGACTGGTACAACTGGTGATCCACGCGGTACATACGTTACGACAACTTCCATGAATGGTTCGAACATCATTAGCGCAGTGTTCGACTTCGTGAATGATGTGAATACGAGCAACAATGGAGGTTTGCACGGCATTCGGCACTACTACGCGTGAGTGGCTTGTAGACCGGCAACCCACTACCTGTGCCGAATAGGACGCTACATGCTGCGCCTCCCACCCAGTGTGTAGCGTCCTCATCTTAGGAGTGCGTAATGGCAGGTACACTTGCCAGAGATATCGTCAGCGATGTAATCGTCGAGCTTAGCCAAGTTCCGGGCGTCGCGACGCAACTGTATGCATCTGGTCGCATCATGCAGCATGTGCAGGATGCGTATCAGCTAGAGATAGACGGTAACATCTGGTGGCCGGGTTACATGGTATATGTGACCTCAACACTCGATGGTACGACTGGTCGGTTAACATCGGACCTTATAGGACCGATCAGCACCATAGATAGCTATGAAGATGTTCTTATTGTGTGGCCTAGCGGTTCTAATCGTAAGCTGCGAGAGCTACCTCAATCAATTAATCCTTTCACGTTGCAGTCCGGACCCGGACCCCTATACATGTCGCCTGATATGGCTACAGCAGCAAGACCTTTTCGTGTGTGGCCACAAAATTCCACAGGTGATGTCGTCGTGTTTGGGCAACAACACACTGCCTTGCCCTTTGATAACTCGACCACGGTTTACATTGACCGTTTGCTACTTACCTACGATGCCGCATGGATGTACTGTGTCGATGACGGAACCGTGCCTGCCCAAGTCCAGAAGTTCCAAGTATTAGCTACTAAGAGACGACAGCAGTGTCTGTCTCTGCTTAATCAGCATCCACTTGAGTTGGATACACGCTATCCATCTGCAATGGACGAAGGCGTTGGTTGGTTTGTACTGGATACGGACCCGCTTGCATGAGTAATTTCTATCGTGGTGAGACGTTATACGCGAGTGAGCTGAATACTGAGTTTAGCTTGCGCATACTGCGTACTGGTGACGGAATGACTGGACCGTTCACAGTACTTACGCCCACGACTGCGTTGCAGGCTGCGAATAAGCAGTACGTCGATGATAGAATGTCTGGCGTACATGTAGGACCAATCACATATGCAGATTTGCCCACTGAAGTGCAACAGGTGCCAATTAGCTTCCCATTCGTCGGTAAACCAGCAACAGGTACAATCGTTAACGTGCCAATGCCTTGGGCAATTAGCATACCTGCTTCATTGGCAGGATCAGTGGTATATGATACAACGCAAACGACTTCTAATGCAGTATTCACCGTCAACAAGATTAGTGGAGGAGTTACAACAGCCATAGGCACAGTTACGATCACATCGACTACGCATACATCGTGTACACTCGCAGGTACAGGAGGATCACTGGCGATTGGTGATGTATTGCAGATTGTAGCACCGACACAGGATGCTACGCTCAGTGATGTTGGCATTACACTATTGACGACGAGGGTGTAATGGCAAAGCTATTCAATGATGGCTTCGATCATTATGCCGCTACCGCAGACTTGGCCGCTGGTAAATGGTCATCGACCACGAGCATTGCTTTGAATGCAACCACAGCATTCGGTGGACAATCACTTGCAACTACAGCGAATAACCTCAACAACGTTGTAGCGATTTGGGAAACGGCAACCAACGAAACTACGGTATTCTTCAGTATCCGTTATCGAACGACCAATGCAACTGGTGCATCTATCACGTGGGCAATGCAGTTCACTGATGCTGGCACTGCTCAAGTCACCATCATGTTCATGCAAGACTTCACAATTGTTGCACGTAGCGGTGGCACAGGCGGAACAGTGCTTGGCACAGCTTCGGCAGCGACGACGCAGAACACATGGGATAGCTTCCAGGGTAAGATCGTAATCAACAACACGACGGGTTCAGTTGAGCTTCGCAAGAACGGTGGAACGACACCGATCCTGAATCTGACGAGTGTGAACACGCGAGGAGGAACGGCGAACAACTACGTCAACCGCGTCACTATGGGATCTAACTTCTCCAATCAGTCTGTGCTCGTAGATGATATGTTCTTCAACAGTGATAACGGTAGTGCACCAACGACTTGGCCCGGTGACGTGCGATTGCTTTATATCAACACCGCTGGACCGAGCAGTGCTCAGTTCTCAACAAGTCCAACCACCGTCACTACTACTTATCAGTCTGGTGGTGCGACATCACAGGCGAAATCAGCCAATACTGCTTACACTATTGGTGCATTTGCTGCTACGAGCACTGGCACTGTAGGAACCGCTACGGTATCGCTGAATGGCGGTTTCACGGGTAACATGAAGGTGGCTCTATATGCGTCAGACGGGACCGCTGGTGCTCCTGGCACATTGATGGCTACGTCGAATGCGGTCGTCAATCCAGTGAACGGTGCGAACACATTCACATTTGCTAGTCCACCGTCAGTTGTCAATGGCACGAACTACTACTTAGGCTTGCTGACTGACACAGCATTCAACGTCAACCGCACTGCATCGAGTGTGACGTGGTATAGCGTTGCACAGAGCTATGGCAGTGGGTTCCCGGCTGGTAGTGCGATGTCGGCCACCACATCGAATGCAGGAGCCATCAACAGTTCAATCGTCATCACCACGGTTAATTGGTATCTCGTGTCCGATACACTGAATGACGGTGATACGACATACATCTTTGATAGCACAGTTGGTCACAAGGACATATTCACCATTGCTGGTCTAGGTGCAGTCAATCCTGCGTCAATTATCGGTGTCGATGTGCACGTAAACTGGAAGAAAAGTGATGCTGGTGCACGCGGTGGCACTGTTGGTGTAGATGCGAATGGATCAGGTGATACAGCGGTTACAGGCATCACGAATGTAACGCCCAGCTTGTCGTATGTGAGCAAGTTCGGATGGATGCCACTCGATCCGACAGGTGCAGCATGGACTACATCGAATATCAACTCGATGAAGATTAGTGCGTCGGTAGCATCATGACTGATCTGGTTGTCACACAGCTTGGCGAGGAGGTTGCGTTCATTGGTAGTCCGGCAATCGTTGTTACACAGCTTGGTATTGAAATTGCATACAACTTGGTCCCATCGTTGGTTATTACGCAGATGGGAGTTGAGGTAGCATTTGTCGGCAGCGCAGTGACTGCTCAACAACGCGTTATGGTGATGGCCTAATGTATAACGAGCGTACACGAGGCGGACTTAATCTACGTGGTCAGCAGCCGCAGAGCAATCTGCAAGTCTCTACGATCCGTTCGTTCGATGGCGGACTGAACACGGCTGATACCGACTTGAATATGTCGCCGCAGTATGCGCGTGTGCTCGATAATATTGAGCGTGGACCAGACGGTACACTGTCAGTTCGCAGTGGTACGAAGTTCTTCGCGCAGCTTGTTGCTCATCCTGGGCACCTCGTAAACATCACTTACTTCCAGAACTTCGTCATCACGGTTCAAGAAGATGGCACGATATCCAAGGTCGCTGGCGATGGGAC